TATTCTTTCCTAGTCGGGTCATAATCTCTTCTACAGCGGAGCGGTCTTCCTCTTCTTCACTACCAACTTCCCGTTCCTCAACAGTGTTAGTAGGAGACCAACCTCCCTTACTTCTTAAGTACAACTCAGCAGCCTTAAAGTCACCAGCTAACGCTTGCTCAACGACAACATTACCAATAGCTGATGTAGTATTGAACTTCACCTCCGCTATATCTCCACCATACAACTTATAAAAAGTAGATGTACTAGATGGTGCATGAGAGTACTTCTGGATAGATGCCATAATATCTTTAACTGACACACCACTACTGATGCCCTTACGGACATGCTTGCCTATAATAGCACTATATGGTAGTTTCTCTGCCATGAACTCTGAGCATCCTTCAGTTCCGTACATGTCCCTAATCCTTAAGAGACAACAAATAATATAATAACAACAGTAAGTATAACTCCCTCAATCATCGGCATGACCTCATCCTGTAATTCTAACTTGGCAGTGTTCGTCATGGTTGACTAAGGGAGAAAGACTTTAAAACAGAAGTATAGTTTGTACCTAGTACTCATGTAACTACTAATGTATAGCTGTTGTCTATAAACTATAATAGTAATAACCATAATAGTATAATACTATATAGTCTCTTTACTGTCGTAGTTACATCTGCTATACTTTAGTAGGTTGTCTACTACTATATAGCAACATTTTTTGGACTTATGCAACCCTTCCCCAGAAACTATTTTCTATGTCGTTGATAACTCACGAATCTTTTTTTATTTATTTTTATAGACTGTGACATATTTATCACACTTGCTACTCTAGGGAGAGTACCTGCTCTATTCTAAGTTGTGTAAAGTAAATTTCTTATGTTATAGATATGGGTGTATAACCACGCCACTCAAATTTATACCCCAGAAAGTATAGGGTCCCATACCAAAGTATATATTGACACCCCCCGGATGATAAACGAATCATATACCAAAGTATAAAATGTGTTGCATAAATGTCACACTTGGTTAACTAATTGAATACATGGGTAAAATAATGCTTGCAAAAGTAATTTCTTGCGCTCGTCGGGCGAATCGGCAATGCCATAGGGAATCATTTAATTGGACGCTTGTTCATTTAATTGGTAAGAATACCAGACCAATATATAGGCAAGCATTTGTTGTGGTACAATAATACCTCATGCTCTATCGCTCGATATTAGAGCCATACAACGCATCAAAAGAAAAAAGGCCCCTACCATACAGTAGAGACCAGAGTCGTCGTTCTATGAGGCTATTTATAGTACGTTATTGACGCTTACTGTATCCATTTTCGCCTCTTTATCTTTACGCCATTGCAACAACTCATCGCGGTGCGGTGTATCCCAAAAGTCAGTCTTATATATCTTGCGGCCCCATACTGCTAGTAACGGTGACTTATCACCAAGTTTGGGGTGCTCATATAATGTAACACCGTGGGCAGTGAATACTTGTGTGGGACGCATCCCTAGGAATGTTCTCATTTTTGATGCTGTATCTAGTTGGCGTGTCATGTCATTTTTCCCTTGTGTTAAGTTGATGTACCATCAATACCAGTGATTCGGTATGGAGTCAAGGCCAATGATGTATCGCAAGCCACGACCAGCCAAGTATCGTTGCGACATTTGCGAGCCATACACTACACCAAAACATACGCGCCGCTATATTCTTGATTGTTACATTATAACGTTTCATTGTGTTGACTCCTCATCTCTACAGTATTTTTTGACTTGTGTTGCATAGATAATTAAATGCTTAGGATGCTGTTCGTTTATCCACCTCGTTGCGCTATAGTGGGCGTTGTCCCTATCACTTGGGACATCAATCCAAACTATATCTTCTACACCCGTTTTATGGTTACGTCTGTTTACCATGTACCGACTCATTTTTTTGCCTCTTTCCATTTCTTGAGTGTGCTATGTTGTGCCGTTGTTAGTGGTGCGAGTCCACTATTGTCCATATGATATAGAAAGCTGGTTTCAAGAAATCCTAGCGCGTAGGTATCGCCGTGCTGTTTAAGCTTATCAAGGTATTCCTGTCTTTCTGCTAGTATCTCACTGAATGATTGTTTCATTAGTATGACTCCCCTTTATGTTCTAGTATACGTGCAGCACGTTCTAGCGTGTTACCTAGTCTTATCAATACATCATCGCTGCAAGAATATAGCCAATCATTTTGAATAGCGTCTTTTCCTAAGCCAGCTTTATGTCCCCAATGGTCAGGAACTTTTGCGCCCCTTATCCAATGAAGAACGTCTGCTATCTCAAACCAAACAGACATGACACTGCCCCAATGGTCATAAGAATCCGCGCATAGTTTATATTCTTCTACAGCTTGCTTATAGGTTAACATGTAGGTCATTGTGTCGCCTCCACCTTAACAAGCATTGATTCAGTTTCTTCTATTGCGTCTCTTTCTGTTTCGCTGACCATGTATTGACTATGGCCTACAACATATTGGACGCGTTGTTCTATAGCCTCAAACATTGCGTCCGTGGCCTCGGATTCCGTCTCGTATAGCGTGGACTCTGGTTTCGTGTCGCAAGTGTCAGCGTATTCAAGGACAACATGCCAATCACCTTCCTCAAGCATGTAAAGCAAGTGACTTGCAAGTGTGTTGCTTGTCCAATCAACCGCAAATGTAACCATGTCAGTTACACGCTCAAAGGTTGGTGTTTCGCCTGTGTTGTCTCTATAGTCTTCTATCGCTGCATCAATAGCGTCGATCCAATCAGAGTCGCATAACTTGCGTTCTATGTCGCGTGTGTAAATCATATCGTTGAAAGAACCCGCTGCACAATGTGCATGTTCAATGTCTGATATGAGTGAACCAACCGAGTCGTACTGATTGCCCTTGTATTGCTCAATCAGTTCAAGCGCGATTGCGTTGTTGTCGCTATAGCTAAAACGTTGGGCGGCTACATCTAAGAAAGTGTCAAGATTGTTTAAGGCGTTCATAGTATTATACTCCGGCTTGTGTGTTGTAGGCCACGGCCTCGATTTCACCGCTTGCGCGATACTCTTTTGCTAGTTCTTGCGCTTGACGTAAAGGCATTAAGATGAATCCCAATACTGGGACAAAAGAGAGAGTTGAACCATTCGGGCGGGTTGCTACGGTGTAAGTCATTTTTGATTCTCCGGTTTATGTGTGTTTCTATAATCCGTATGAAGTATTCAAAACGATTCGCATAGCCCTAAAACACAAGAAAGCAAAATAAAAGGTAGAAAAGATTACTGGTAAATATAGTCGCTTGCAAGATGCGCAAAAATAGTATTTAAAATACTTAGCCAATAGCCGCACGGGGTGATTCTTTGAGAATCGTTCGCAAAAAGTGGAAGGATGGGCAAGTGAAATAGTGTTGCAAAAATATCACACCTCGATTTGGGGCTGGGACTCTTATACAAGACACACTATGTGGGACTCTTATACAAGACTCCCGCTATACTATCGTTAGTATAGGTATACTATCGTTTGACTATATACTATCGTTAGTATAGGTATACTTTTGAGACCTATACTTTTGAGAGAGTTGCAAAAATGTCACACCAACCCCAGACCCCCCTACAGTGGAAATAAGGAATGACACCCCTACAGTGGAAATTAAGGGCTTGACCCCTACGGTGGAAATATGTATAAACAGAATCAGCAGAGACAAGGAGAATAATCATGGAAGAGTGCCAAGAATGTCAGGGCGAAGGTGTTTGCGAGTACGAACGCTGGGAGAGATATGGAGATACTTACGAGCCATATGCTGAGTATAGTATATGTGAATGGTGCTTAGGAACGGGACAATTGGAGAGTGATCATGACTGAAGAACTAGAAAGAGAACTGAGACAGATGGGTGTACTGGATCACAAGACCCCTGCGGTGGAAATTGATAAAGAGCCTATGTGGGTACGTGATGATGTTGTATTCGATGAAGATGGACAACCAAACTTTTAGGGTTGACACTGACACCGAATCACTTCATACAGACAATCAGACAGAAGGAGATAGAAACATGACTAAGGGCATCGTAATCAGCTTATATGACTACACAGGTGAGGCTCTCAAGCCTTGGGCAGAGGCAGGGTATGAGTGCTACGCATACGACATTCAGCATGATCTTGATCCCTATGGATACAAAGCAGAGATGTTTGAGGGGGGCGGCAGAATACACTATCTACATGCTGACCTACATGACTTTGATACACACCTTCAAATCTTTAGAACCTTTAATGGTCGTAATGTAGTATTCGGCATGGCCTTCCCTGTCTGTACTGACATGGCCGTGTCTGGTGCGGCTCACTTCGCTAAGAAGGCAGAGGCTAACCCCCTGTTTCAAGAGCAAGCTGCTAAACACGCCATTGATTGCGCTGACCTGTTTGACGATCTTGGTTGCCCATACTTTGTAGAGAACCCTGTCTCTGTGTTGTCCACTATATGGCGCAAGCCTAACCATTCGTTCCACCCGTATGAGTATGGTGGATACATCCCCTATGGCGAAGAAAAGCACCCTAAGTGGCCTGAGTATATCGCCCCGTCAGATGCCTATCCTAAGAAAACCTGCCTATGGACAGGCAATGGCTTTAAGATGCCTACAAAGTGCTCTGTAGAGCCTCATAAGGGGTACTCTACGCAGCACCTTAAGCTCGGTGGTAAATCTATGAAGACCAAGAACATCAGATCAGCCACACCGAGGGGATTTGCAAGGGCTGTTGTCGAGGCTAACACTTGACACTAGCACCTAATTAACCTATCTACAGAATCACAGTGAAACAGGAGAGATCAAATGGCACTTCCAGAAAACATGGTTACTAACGTACTCAGCGAAAACCAGAACCAGTTCATCACGGTAAAGTTCTTGACCAAGGATGACGAGGTACGTGTATA